AGCAGAGCCGGCCTCCACCCATGGGAAGGTAGAACGAAGGAATGTTGGGACATAGATCCTGGGAGATATGGGAGGTAAGACCGCCATGGTTATGTGGAGATCCAAAGCGACCATAGAGTAATTTTTTAGAAAAGAGTTAGATTTTTAATCAGGTCGTTTCTATATTTCCAAAAATTAATATTTATGTCTTAAGTTTCTGTTTTTCTAATTCAAAGAAATATGAAAAACTGCGAATAAGCGAGTATTAAAGAGATAAACTTAATTTATGGAGGGAGGATTATAATATTTAATTCTCATTGCTATTTCCTCCTCCTGAGTTTAAGGTGCTAAATTACCTACTACCAGTAGCTCTAAAGAAGCATCACCAACTGTTTGAACCTCATCAGTTGATAATTTAAAGAATACTTCAACAATATCACTATTTGTAAAAGGAATTGTAATTTGCTCTAAGCTTTCGAATGGATCTGCTGTACTTGAAAGTAAACAATCAACACTATTTTCAGTAGTTCCTAAAGTAATGCTTTCAAAAGTGTCAGTAGTTACATTTGTTGCAATTTTAACCTTATAAATATCAGTGTCCTTTAATGGTGAAAGTTGTCCAACATTAATAGAATTTATTAAAGTATCAGCTTCATCAAAGAAATAGATATCTTCTTCAGTTGGAAATGATAAGTCTTGTCCAGTATCAATTGATACTGGAGTATAGTTATATCCTTCATATGCTTTTAATGAAGTAGTAATTTGATTAGGAGAAAACGGTTGTTCAATTTCTTCTATTACAATTACTTGACTATCAGTAGAATGAGCAATTTTACCCACATTAGTAGTATTTATTATAACGTTCTCTATGCCAGTAAAACTAACAATTTCAGTTTGACTAGCTGGGTAAATAGGCACATCTATAGATCCATCATCTAACATTCCTATAGCGAAAGTGTTTACGTAAGGTTTTTGAGGAAGTTCTTGCATAAATGACTGAGTTGAAAGATTATACATTACAATTGAAACAGAGTGTGCACTACTAGAATCCATTCCAGCCACAAATGCTGTACATTCTAAATCTCCACTACTCTCATTAATAACTGTGTGAATATCAGCTACCCTTATTACAGTTTCTATATCAGAAATATCAGCTGTATCAACTAATGTTTGTTCTATAATACCAGAAGTTCCACTCCTTCCATGTATATAGCTTCCATTATCCGGATTATCAACTGTAACTATGGTACTTGACTCACCATAATCACTCTCATAAATAATTTCTAATACGTATGGGGAATCATTATTACCAGTATAATCTATAGTATTAACTGGTGAAGTATAATTATCATTAGGGTCGAGAGTTCGTACATAATAGTCTGGAGTACCATCCTCGAGTAAAACTGCTATTCTACAATCAGCATTATTTATACTAAGTCCATTATCCCTTATTCTAATTACTGCTCCAGTACCACCATTCAAAGTATAACTTGTAGTAGCTGTTAAACCCTCCTTTAAATCTTTAATTGATATTTCATATAAAAGCCCATTCACACTCCCCAACTGTAATATTTCTTCACCATGATCACCTAAAATATTAATAGATTCAATACTGCCAGTTATATCACTTAAAGTTCCATCAAATATTAAACTGGCCTCAACTACACCATAAACAGCTATCTGCGGTTCTCCTCCAGCTAAATAAGTTCTTGCTACATAATTACCACTATTAGACACAGTCAAATTTGAATTACAAAATCCGGCATCTCCAGCATTAAAAGTTCCTAACGAAGATAAATCAAGAATTAAATCTCCTAAAGCCATCTTTATCACACTCCTAAATATCTGTTGTAAAACTTAATCTTAAAATCTGTTTCAGCTGTTGTGTTTGCTCCTTCACATCTCAATGAATTGTCTCCTCTTTCAAGATAAAACAGATTAGAATCTAAATCTAAAATATTCATAGCTCTACGATTCTGCCCTAACTCATTTATAAAGGATATATTCTTATTACCAAACTCTGTGCTAATTTTTACTTTTTCACCAGCCAACAATTCTTTATTAATTTTTATCTCGTTACCGGACGTCATATTCATAATTCTTGGGTTAACAATTGGACCTAGAATTTCTATCTCACAGAATGTCTTTGTATCACCAGAATTTACAACAGAGTAATTAGAATCAATCGGTAAATTAATTTCTGTAGCTTCTATATCAAACCAACGTGGATCACTTGCTAAAAAACTTACTTGAACAGCTTGAAAGTTTCTTCCTCGAGCATCACCACCAGGCATTTGCACATTTTCAAGTTCCACATTTATTTGAAAAGTAGTCCCGTCATTCTGTTGCCAAATGAGTTTACCTTGCTTTAAAACAGGATTTAGCTTTGAAATAACTTCCCTTCTCAAATTAAATAATGACTGCACATCTCTATCAGTTATTCTAAACTGTAAATCAATGACTCTGGATTGAAAAATTCTATTTATTACAGTCGTTCCAATTTGATTTGGAGCTTTAGTTTCTTTTAAGGAATGTGCTGTATTTGCAAAACCACTCCACTCATTCAGTATAAATTTGTTGGTTTCTGGAAGCGACAAAATGTCTCCTTCTGAATTTATAAAACTGATTAGCATAAATCTCACCTACCTATTAATCTATACTGAAAGTACAGCTCCCTTGTGTAATTATCTGAGCTTCTCCTGCTAAAGGCATTTTAACACTAGAGAAATGATATAATCCAAGTACAATTCCAGTTGTTCCTGAGGCTACGTCACATAAAAAAGCATAAGTTATACCGATGTCCTCATTCTCAGCCCAAGGACCAAATTCTATTTGTGCACTATTTTCAATCTCATAAGAATCACCATTAATAACAGGGGCAGTAAATACAGACTCTTTCCTTTCATAACCTGCATCATCTACTTCAGTTAAATCAGCTAACTGTACAGTCTCATCTAAACTTCCTGCAGGATTAGTAGCAAGTCCTACATAAATATTTGTAGGAAGTGTTCCAGTGTTTCTAAATAAAGCATTCAAAACTAATTTTTCGCCGTCATTTGTTAGACTGGCCATAGTAATCACCCTTTCTATTTCGTACCATATTCTGCTCCAAGTTTTCTTAATAATTGTTGTTGTTTTCTTCTCTCTTCAGATTTAGAAGTGCTATTAGAACCATTCACAGTCACATTAGGTTGAAAATTATTATAAGTTGTATTTTGAGAGGAGTAATTGTTATTTGTAGCTGATACAGCTGCTGGATTTACTACAGATGGAGATATATTTAGATTTTCCATGCTGCCAACCATTTTTGCTTTAACCTGGTCTATAGTGTCAGAAAGAGAACCCTCATTTTTTTCTATTCCAATCTCTAAACCAGTACCGACATTATCACCAATTCCCATAAAAACTTTTGAGGGAGAATTAATACCCAATGCTTTTTTTGCTGCATCAGTTAGCCCCTTAGCAACATCTGTAACCGAACTGACCACTTTATTCATTGCAGCACTTACTCCATCAGCTAAACTACTAATTATGTTTCTGCCTACTGAATAAAGATCCTGATTAGAAAGATAATCATAAGCATCTTCCCAAAAAGATTTTATTCCCCCTACAATCTCACCAATCTTTTCTGGTATCCAATCAACTACAGCATTAAACATTGCTTTCATGTCAGAAGCTATATTTTCAAATGCAGTTACTGTGAAGTCGATAACATTACTCCAGACATCGCTGATCATCTGTGGCAAACTGTTAAATGCACTAGAAAAGTTAGTAATAAAATTAGTAAACATACTAACAGTCGACTGCCAAATAGCTGAATTGGTGATTGCTGAAGTTATAGCATCCCAGGCACTAACAACTTTGTTGCGCATACTCAAGAAACTATCTATTATAACTGTCTTAGCATCAACAAAAATTTCAGTAACTTTTTTCATGAATTCAGATTCAGCTATTATATTGACTAAATTACTCCAAATATCACTTATAAAGGTAGATATTTTATTCCAGATCTCTTTTGTATAAACCCAGATTTCATCCCAGTACTTAATAATTAATCCTTGTGGTGTCCAGTTTAAAAATAAAGTCCAGATCATATCGAGGGCTTTACTTAAAACAGTCTTTATACCATTCCAGACAGTTTTTGTAGCACTCTTAATGCCTTTCCAGGCAGTAGTAAATACATTTGTTATCTTAGCCATCATATTACTTATTAAATTTGTTAAACTCTTTAATGCCCCACTAATGATGCCGGTGATATCATTCCATATCTGCGGAAAATATTTTGGCAGTTTCAACCAGGTACCAATAAATACATCCAATAAAAACTTAACGAAATCTATTATTTCTTTGTGCCATTTAACAAATATAGCAATTACACCTGCAACTGCTGCAACAATTGCAACTAATGGGCCAGCTCCTAAGGCCATAATTGCTGAACCTACTGCAGTAATTGCAGGGATTAAGGGAGCTATTGCAGTCATTATAGAGCCAACAACTACTAAAACTGGTCCTATTGCAGTAGCAAGCATTCCAAAAACTCCAATAACTGCTTGCACTGATTCCGGTAAATTTCCAAACCATGCTGCTACTTTCCGTATTCCTCCAACTAATGCTTGTAATATAGGAAGTAAAACAGTTGAAATTGCAGGCTCTAACATATCATAAATTGATAATGCTGCATCAATAAGTCCGTCTTTTAATAAGCCTAACTGCTTTTGCATAGATTTCATTTGTTTTTTTGCTATTTCTTCAGTAGCACCACCGGCATTTTCTAATTCAGTCTGATATTCTCTAATCTGCTCAGAGGTACCCATTAATAAGTTAATAGTCTTTTGAGTTTCAGCATTAAAACCTAATCTCTTCAATAAAGAAGTCTGTTCTTGAGATGATAAACCTTCCATTCTACCTTCAAGCATTTCGACAATATCAGCCATATTTTTCATATTACCTTCTGAGTCATAAATACTCATATTCAATTCTTCCCAGGTGTCTGTATTTTTACCCTGGGCATCCTGTAAGTATGTTAAAGTCCTGGCTAATGTATTTCCTGCTTCAGAACCCTTACGGCCCTGGTCAGCAAATACTGATAATACCGCAACTCCTTCTTCAATTGATTTATTTGTAGCTTTTAAAGATGCAGCTGCTTCATTAGTTAAAGCCTCAGAAAACTGCTGAGTACTTGCATTAGCCATATTCTGCGCTTGTGTTAATACATCAGATACCCGCTGCATATTCTCCATATGCTCGGCTGTATCTTCTGCAGCAAGTCCTAAAGCACTTTGAGCATCAGTTAAAAGATCAGTAGCAGTGGCCATATCAAAATTACCAGCTGTCGCAAATTGTGCTACCTTAGGTAAAGCTTCCATTGCTTCAGCAGCATCCATTCCAGCAGATGCCAGATAATAATACGAATCTGCAGCCTCTTTTGCTGATTTATCAGTGGATAAAGCGACCTGTCTGGCTGTTTCTTCCATCTGGGTTCTCATTTCATTAGAAACATCACCCATAATAGAAAGAGATTGAGTCATAGAATTTTCAAACTCAATCCCAAATTTACCTGCTGCAGCTCCAATTGCTGCTAAAGGTGCCGTTATATATTTTGTCATTGCACTACCTGTTGATTTTAATTTAGTCCCTGTTTTAGAAACAGATTTTGCCAGTCCAGATAATTCATCTTTGGTAGTTTTAATACCAGCTTTAAAATCTTTTACTCCTGCAATGAAATTAGTTACTATTGCACCTGCATTATAGGCCATAAGCTCACCTCCTGATCTTTAAATTAGGATTATGATTTTTTAACTCTGTATCTGATGCAACTCCTACATTGCTTAAACTTTTATTTTCTTTAATTTTCTTATTATTATCTTTTGTTAAAAATTCATCTGAATTATCTTGAGATCTACTTGCCCTGAGCATCTTATACCTCAAATTAATTTCGTCTATTTCTCTATTTTGTATCTGTTTGAAAATCTCTTCTATCTGTTTTTTGGAGTATCTCCAAATCACTTCATCAGGAGGCAATGAATAAGTACTGGCAATTTTCTCTACCGCTTCGAACTCTGTAATTTGCCTGTTATCTTCTGAATTACCGCCTTCTTCCGAAGAACTTTTGTAAAATTTTCTATGATCGACTCAATATCATTTACTTCTAAAATGACACTAAAGAGCTTTATTTCCTGAGGCAGCAATAGATTATTGTTTACCCACTCTTCATCTTTATCCAATGCTGCAGCATATAGTTTCAATAAAGCTTGATCACTAATAATAGTAATTAATTCATCTATATGGTCTTCTGCATTTTCCAGTACCTCTTGATCTAAATTCATTACAAGTTCAGCAAAAACATTAATGAGTTTTCCGTATTTAGCTCTAACCAGTGGGCCAACTTCAAATTTTTCTTTACCAACATAAACCTCTTTAGTTTCTGGCATTAAAACTTCATCAACTTTAGTACTCAAAATTATCTCCTCCTATAGTAAAAAGCAGGGTTGCCCCTGCTTTAAATTTATTTGTTATGCAACTGTAGTGAAACTGGTACGATAATTATCGCCCATTGTATTTCCAGCCATATCTCTTACCTCACCAGATACAAAAGCCAGATATAATGTATCGTTATCTAGACTAGATTCCGGAATAAATGTAACTGTAAAATCATTAGGATTATAGGCTAATTCACCTTCAATTTCAGTTCCAGATGCATTAACAAGATTAAAATTACCACTGGTAATATCCCTTTGTTGAATAGCTTCAGAAAATGTCCATTCAACTTCTATATCTATTGCGACATCAGTATCACTGTCAGCAGGAAGTATAGAATCAACAGTGGGTGGAATGGTATCATCATAAACATCAACCCTTTTACCGTATCTATATTTTTCTGGCTTTGTTGTGTCTTCCATAACCAACATAGTAACTTCATAAACTGCATTATCATCTTTAGTCTGTTCAACCTCTGATGCTGAAATAGGAAACGTCTTCCAGAACTCATAATTTGCAGTTCCTCCACCAGGTGCCGGGCCATCAATAAATAATTTCTTATATTCAATTTTTGAAGAAGCACCAAAATATAATGTATTATTCTCAACATCAAGTGCTTCATCAGGTAATCCCCAGGCTAACTTCATATTTTCTAAAGTATTTTCTTTCATAGTGAAAGTTATTTCCATCCGATCACCGATTTTTGCCAGACCAATAACTCCTAAATACTGGTCAGCATCATCAAACTCTTTGAATTCTAACTCATTACTATAACTAACTCCTCCCTGAGTGATACCAACATCTCTAGCATCTTCTTTATTACAGCCATAAGGGCCTTCGTAAATATCAGATGGTCCAACCGTAAAGTTACCAGGGTTTCTTACAGCTTTAGTAACTGTCATATAAATTCACCTCTCTTTTTTAATCTTTAATCCAAATATTATAATTTGAACTGAATAAATGATTTCCGTTTTCGTCTCTTCCAATATGGCCCGGTTCATTTTGAGCTTCTAATTTAATCACCCAGGTATCACCAAGCCAGAATTGATATGCTTCTTTTAAAATCTTATGAACTTCTCCAGCTTTACCTATTCCAAGAGGATAACTTTTATTTCTAGTTATCACCTGAAATGTTCTATCTGCTGTACTGTCTTTTCTCGGAGGCCTACCAGGTGTATCATAAAAAGCAACACAATTTATTGGTTCAGGTGGCCTTTTTCCAATAAAAATATCGGTACCAAAAGTACCGACTTCTTTTTCTTCAACATATTCAACTACTTTCTTAAGTAAAATACTCACCTGACACCACCTTCTTTATCTAAAGCAGCTTCTATTGCTGCAGCCAGTCCTTTAATATATTCAGGAGATTTCTCTTTAAGAGGGGTTTCTAAATATTTAGCTTCACCATCTAGATGGTTTAAATCCTGTTCTTCATGCTGATAAGTAGCATAAGGAGTATTAAAAGCTACCTCTCCAATTAATTCATCAATAAATTGCTGCAGGGATATGTTACCTGCTTTAAAATCTCTAACTACCTCAGCTGCATTAGAACCAGAGCTCTCAGTATGAGCTACCTGATCATCATTTAACTTGGCAATACCAGACCCTCTTAAATAACCAGTATCTTTTGGTGCCTTTCTCATACCTTCACCTAATAAATCCATAATAATTCCTGCCATTTCATCTGCAGCAGCTTT